CCAGATTAAATTTTTTTTTAAAAACTATTTATTGGTATGACAAAACCCAAAAAAAAACAAATTAATTTTACTAAAGACTCAATTCTTGTTTTAATGCAAGAAATTTACAATGAGTTAGTAGAACAACGCTCAACGGCTATTAGAATTCAAAATAAAATGGTTGCCATGATGAAAGAACCTGAAGACATGACTCTAATTGGACCTGTTATTGAAAAACAACAAAAAATAATAAATGATTGTGTTGAGAAAAAATTACAACTTTCAAAGTTACAATCAGGTATTTGGGAAAAACAAAGTTCAAAAGAAGAATCATTTGATATTTCAAATATGGATGATGATGTTTTGCAAGGTTTATTAGATAAAGACATAAATTCTGATAATCAAAAATTTAGTTTATAATGGCAATTAGTATTGACGAAGGGTTTGAACAAAGTAAGAATAAACTTAAAGTTTATAAGACTTTTCTGCAATCAAAATCGGAAATTAAAAAACAAAAACTAAAAAACAAACTTGACGAAAAAAAACTTTCAAGACAACAAAAATCTTTAGAAAGGGCTAAAAAAAATCAAGAACGAAAAGAAAGAGCTCAATCAAGTTATGAACAACTTATTGATATTTTACAAATGGCCAAAGGTGCCGCAAAACCTAAAGATAATTACATTACAAATCTTTTAGTCAAAGTTACTAAACAAATTAAACCAAAAATTTCTGAAATAATTTCAGAAGAAATGTTAAAATCTTTAAATTGTTCCGAAGAAAGTACGTTTAACAACCTTGCAATTTATATTAAAGTAAGTAGTTTAGATTTAGGTAAAATTTTACTTATAAGTCCTACGGATACATGGGGAAAATGTATTTACGAACAAAATCCTTACGACTATTCTTCACCAAAAAAATCAACTAACCAACTTTTATATTACCTAATACAAACTCCAACGGCTCTGTCTCAAGGTGGTATTAATGGTATTACTAACCCTGTTAATACTAAGTATAAAGGACAAAGTGGACAGGACCTTTTTGACATACAATTTGTTACCGTAGATAATACCGGTACACCAGGTCAATATTATAAAATTACCTTATCAAATAGGGTTTTAGGTTTAAATAGAGTTTCCGATTTTATTAATGATTATTTTAAAACTAATTCATTATTAGATTTACGATATCTACTAACAACTTTAACTGACATTATTTTAGGTTGTGTTTCCGCAGATTTAAAACTTGGGGATAATCAATTAGATGACTCAACAAGATTTGGTTTAATCATACAACGAATATTAGGTCAATGTCAGGATTACAACGTTGAAATTGATGTCGGGGGACAAGCAAAATATCCCGAAGTAGATAATTCAACAGACACTATTTTTGAAATGGAATCTAATGATTTAGAGTTTATTAACGAAAGGGTTCAATCAATTAAAGTAGGGATTAGAGAATTTGTTGATTGTAATAATATTGCGTTACCAATATCGGACACAAATTATTTATCTAACAATATATCTAACGTTGGTGACGATGGTGAAAATTTAGATAATGAAATAAATAATATTATAACTAATTTAGTTAATGACCCAAGATGGGTTGCCAATTTTCCATTTCCTGACGCAATATCTTTAAGTTTAAATAAAGATTTTATAAGTCAATTACCTATGGCGATTATAAAATCAATTTTTTCTCCAAAAGTTTTATTACCATATATTATTATGGCAAAGGCTATTGGTAACATGTACGATGAAGGAATTGAGGGATATAATAATTTTTTAAGAAACAACAGGGCGTTAGTTCAGGCCATCGGTAGTCGAATAATGGCTTTGTTTTTAGAAGCTCTACTGATTGAGATTAAAAAAATTGTTATAGCATTGGCCAAAGCAATAATACAAGACATGACTGCGGAAAAAAAGGCAACAATTGCTACAGTAATAAATAAGATTGTTTCACTTTCAGTTTTAATTGCTCAAACAATCAATGATTTTCGAGAGTGTAGGAGTTTAGTTGATTATTTGTTGAAATTATTTCAATTAAGAATTCCTTTACCAAAACAAATTACACCAACACCAATTTTAGCATTATCTGACATATTAGATGGTGCGTCGACAAATAGGGCATATATGAATCATTTAGAGTTTTTACAAAGCCTTGGGTTACCAACAGGACCAAATCCTAATGGAACACCAATGTATTCAAACATGGAAGGATTTTCAATAATGCAAGGTTTAAATAAAGAAAAGGAAGAAAATGGTAAAACAGAAATGTTTATTAAACCAATACCTATAGCGGGATATGCAACCAGCCCAATTAGAGTTACAGGAAAATACTTTTAATATGGACCCAAAAATATTTAATATAATAAAAGAAAATAAAGATAGACCAAACAGAGATTTGGAGACCGCAATGAACTATCTAAATGAAGAATTTGAAAAAACTAAAGATTTAATAGTTAAATTATCTAAACATTTAGATAATGTTGAATTTAACTATAATAAGGTTTTAAAAGAATACGAATCTCGTAAAAAATCATGATGAAAAAAATAATATATGGTGGTAGAGTAATTGCCAATAATGACCCATGGATGATTGGTCGTGTTAGAATTTTTCCTGATGATGAAGCGATTCAACAGATATTAATTTCTAAAAAAGATGAATATGATTCTCAAGGTGTATCAATATTAAATGATAATCAAAGTGATGTTAGGGATGTTTATCAATTCACGTCTAAAGACCCATTTGTTTATCTACCTCTATTACCAATAAATCTTTCAATTTTACCTGAAATAAATGAGTATGTTAATATAATTTACTCTAACAAAGAAGAAAATACAGGTAGAAAAAATCAATATTATGTTGCAAGTACTAAAAGTACTGTAATGAATATTGCATATGAACAAAATTCTGCAACAAAGTCAATTTTAGCTGAAGGAGCTAACATTGCTCAAAATTTACCAATTAAAAACTATGATGGAACATATCCAAATAGTAAATCTAAAGGTGTTTTTGCTGAACCTCAAGATATTGGAATTTATTCGAAAGGAAGGTCTGATATTATTTTAAAAGATGGTGAAGTTTTAATTAGAGCGGTAAAAACACTATCCCTTGAGCAAACACAAAGACCTCAGGTTAATCAAAAAAGGACTTTTTTACAACTATCATATTTTGATAAAAAATTAACTTATTTACCTGAAAAAACTGTTCAAGTACCATTTTTGGTCGATAATAATGTAAAAAAATTGTTAGAGTATGATGTTATTAATATTAATAACTCATCACAAGGAAATTATACTGGTAGTATTAAAATTTACAATTTACCACCTATAGATTTAACAAAAGTTTCTGTATTTAATCAAGATACTTCATTGCCGGCAACAGTTACTACACCGGCTTATATTGACGAATTTATTAATGTATCTGAAGAAGAATTAGTGTTAAGAATAAATAACGCAATAGGAGGTTTAAATAAAGGTAAAGTTGATGGGTATAATAAACCTGATTATTTTGCATCTGATGGTGAAAGATTTCCATTTTATTACAGACCTGGTGTTAATTTAAAAATGGCATTACAAAACCCAATAGTATCAAATAGTTACATAAACGCTGCTTCAATAACTAATAAAATTAAATTTATTGGTTCAACACTAAATAAAGGTTATGATTTAGTTTCCGCTGAAAATCGAACTGGAAGAATTACAGATTATAATAGAATTAAAACACAAGCCGTTCAAGTTTCACCAATCCAAGAAGGTTATGCTGTTTTAGGTGGCGATAATGTTTATTTATTATCACATAATTCTTCAATACCAGGAAAGAAAAAATTAAATCTTGGTGATGACACAGTTTATGGAATTCCTGTTGATGAATTATCGTTAAATTATATTAGTAACACTTCTGGGATTGTTAGAGGAGACCAATTAAAAGAACTTTTAAATTTAATTATAACATTTTTAACAAATCATACCCACCCTTGGCATAACTTATCCCCCGATGAAAAACCTTTTAGTGGGGACGGTCCTTCTAAGTCATCAATAACAAGTGAACTTGCTTTATTTGATTCTAAAGTAATTAATCAAAATATTAGAACGAATTGATATTTATTGAAAAAAGATAATGTCAATTCATCGCTCATATTTTAATAGAAACAATACAATTCAATATAACAGTTTCACAAACACTGGTAAATCACCGTGGACTGAACTGTATTTTGGGTCGGCAAACGATTCTATAAGTCCGTCAGGATTTAGTCGTTTTATATTTGATTTAAATTTATCAGGTCTTACCCAAAAAATTCAAGACGGAATCATATCTACAGGATGTACAGGATTTTCGGGTATAACTCATACTTTAAGAATGACAAATACTTCGTCATTTGATAACGAGTTATTAAATGATACAACCTCAACAGGTAGAAGAAGAGCAACTTCTTTTGATTTAATATTATTTAGAATACCTTTAACTTCAGGTTCAACAGGTAATGCTCAATCTTGGGATGAGGGTGTTGGATACGATTACTATAATATAACAAAGACCTTAAATACTTCTAACGGATTATTAACACCAATAGCTCTACCTCAAGATAAATCATCGTCACAAAGACCTTCCAATTGGTTTCAAACTACAACATTAAGTGGATGGAGTACTAATGGAATATATAATAATACAACTGGAGGTAATGTTGATTATTCGGATTTAATTAGTGTTGATACTCAACATTTTGAATTTGGTAATGAAGATATTGAGTTTAATATGACAAATGAAATTAATCAATATCTTACAGGTTCCACATCAGGATTTACAGGATGGGGTATTGCGTATTTACCTCAATTAGAAAATTTAACAGGGTTAACTGAAAATTATTCTGTTGGATTTTTTACAAGACACACTCAAACATTTTATGAACCGTTTTTGGAAACATCATATAACGATTTAATATTAGATAATAGAAATTCATTCTATTCTTACAATAATAATAATCTTTATTTATATTCTTATATTGGAGGGGTTCCAACGAGTTTAGACAATTTACCGTTGGTTACAATTAGAAATAACCAGGACAGTGTTATTGGTACTTATACAAGTTGTCAAATAACACAGGGTGTTTATCAAATAACAACAAGTGGGATAACTGTAACAACTCCATGTATGTTTACTGATACTTGGTCTAATTTAGTATATAATGGTGTTTCATTACCTAATGTGGTTAATGATTTAACAGTATTACCTTATCAAGGGTATTTTACATTAGGAACACAAAGTAAAGACCCTGAATTATTTGGATTTGATTTTTATGGTATTAAACAAGATGAAAAAATATTAAACACTGATTTACGAAAAGTTGGTGTAATTGTTAAAAAAGCATATTCTTCAAATGAAGTTTTAACACCTGTAACAGTATATTATAGAGTTTATGTTCACGAAGGCCAGACAGAAGTACAAGTTCAAGATTGGACGTTAGTTAATAGAGCGTCAAATGAGTACTATTTTATATTTGACACAAGAGATAAAATCCCTAATGAATATTTTATTGATTTAAAAGTATTAACATCAGGTGAAGTAGATACTTATAAAAGAACAATTAAATTCCAAATTGTTAACAAAAAATGAAAAAAGTAACATTAAAAGAAAACGAATACGTTAAATTATTAAAATTTGTTTTATCCGAAGCTTTTACGGCAGGGGAAGATAAGATTGACGCAATTTTAGATAAAATTAGTCAATCAGGTATGGAATCAATCACACCTGAAGAAAGAGAAACTCTTGAAAAATTTACTAAGGGTATTTCAATAGAAGATGAGTCATCATCTAAAGAAGATTTTATGACAAAAGCGGGTGGTTTTTGGTCTTTTGAATTTCCAGGAATGCCATCGTTTAAATTTAGATATGAGTCAACTGAAGATACTGAAGATGAAAAAATACATACAGGATATCTAACAGTTGATGATAGTGATTACTATGGTGAAATTTATTGTGATACGGAAGGTAATTTCCAAACTTGTATGTTTGAAAATACAACTGAAGGAACCAACGTATTTGAGGATTATGAAGGTTTAGAACACGATATTGAAGTGTTTTTAGATGTTGTCTGTAATGACCTAAAAGAAGATGATATGATGGCGTAATATGAAAAATTTAAATAACATAATTAAAAAAGTTCTTAAAGAGGAAAATCAAAGATACATGTTTTTCTCTAACTTAGAACAAATGAAACGCCAATGTGAAATACTACTTGGTAAAGATAAACAAATGATAGAATCAATTTTAGATAATGGACACGATTGGGCTCAAGACCATATTGCCGAAGCTAAAAATAATATGGACCAAGTATTTGATTTTATCATGAATGAAATCGAGGGTGAAGATTTTAGTAGTGATGACGCTGTAGAAGTAATGTATGAAGGTCGTAAAAAAGCGGGTACTAAATTATGTGCTCGTGGTAAAGCAGCGGCCGAGTCAAAATATGACGTGTATCCCTCAGCTTACGCTAATGGTTATGCGATTCAAGTATGTAAAGGTAAAAAACCTGGTTTAGACGGAAAAAAACGTTGTTCAGGAGCATATTGTTAATCAAAAATTTTGAATTATTAAAAAATCATAGTATGTTTGTAGTCAAATCATAAATAACATGACTATAATTAAAAAACTGTGGATTAAATATCGTCTATATCTACGTCGATTAGACCGAGAAAGTACCGAATTTGACATTTATATGTCTAACGTGAGGAAATGTTCCACCATATGTAGAAAACTCATTCATTCGGAAGATTCTGAACTCATAATTGCTCCAATATCAGACAAAAAATATATCCGTAATGATAAATTAGGTATTTTTGTTACTATGGATGGTGGACAAGTTACAGTAACTAATCATACATACAGTTATTTTATTAAATTGAGTAAAATTCAATGGGATAAATTGGTCGGTACATTTCGTAAAGAAATGGAATTTAGAGCAATGGAGATTGAAAAAGAATTAGAAACTCAAATTAATCACTCACTTGATAATATTTATAATAAAATAAATTGTTAATATTAAAGTCATGTCAAAGTTAGATACACAAATTAAAAAAGTATTAAGAGAAATGTCTGAAGAACCTGAATACGGAAGATTGGATAGAAGTTTAATTCAAGATGTTATCGATAGAATATTATCTGATGAAACGGGTGAATATAAAAATGCGTTAAGAGAATTAAATTCTGAATACAATACAGGACAATACTCAAGACCTGAAAGAACTTATGAACCTCTTAAACCAGGTATTAGAGTTAGTAAAAGTATTTATTAATCTAAAGCCTTCCTAATTAAAGATATTAAGACCGATTCGTTGGTCTTTTTCTTTTTTGGTTTGTATGAAGTCATAACAGGTTTTTGACCTTTTCCTGTTTGAGTATCTTTCTTTTCGGCCTTTCTTTTTTGTTGACAAGCCGCTTGTTTTTGAGAATCGGACATTTTAGCAGCCACACCAACCGCTCTACATTTAGGATAACTTTTTTCACTACCCTCAGGTCTACCACAAGGTGGATGTTTACCATCTTTTTTACTACAAATATTAACCCATGGACCTTTAGGTTGTTTACTACCCTTTGGTTTTTTCTTAGTTCCAAACCAAACACCTAAATCTTCATTAGTATCTTTTTTTGATTCATTCACCGAATCTACTTGATAATGTGGTTCGAGTCTCTTAAATGGAGCATACGCATATTCATCATCTCCTTCATCAGGAGCATCTTGTCTATAATCTTTATCTCTAATATGTTTTGCTAATTTTTCTCTTTTTTGAATTTCTTTTTTAGATTTTTTAACATGACCATCTAATGAATCGTAATTTATTTCAGCGTCAACATAATCAGATACAGGGTCAATAAATGGCATTAAATTTTTATCAAACCATTTTCTAATTCCTGGTCTAATTGGTGGTTTGTATGTGCCACCAACAGTTGATGTCGTAGAGGCTTCATTTAAATATTTCTCATATTCAGTTAATTTTTTAAAAATATCTAATAAGTTCGTGCTTTCCATAATCAATTTAAATTATTATCATTATATAAATATTACAAATTATGGAACATTCTAATGAAGATATATTAAAAGAAGAAATTATTGAAAAATTCAAAAATTTAAATCCTATTGGAAGTTTATTTGATGCTATTAATTATACTTCTTATGAAGATTTAGACAAATTCATAGTTAATATGTCTCAAGAACAATCTCTTTATTGTTTAATGGAGGCAGTTAAATGCTCATACAGAAGAGGTGTATTTACTCTTGAGGAAAGTGAAGCTATATCTAAATCACTTAGGATTTTATCTAAATAAAAAAAGGTCAGATTTCTCTGACCTTTTTTATTATCGATTAAGATAAGATTATCTTAACTCATTCAAATCGAATGTACGAACACCATCAACGATGATACGTCCATAGAAACGGTTATTAACCATCTTCTTAGCGTAACGTGTCATAATACCCTTGATAGGAGTAAAGTTGAATGGGTTATACATTGTTGGAGTTAATTGTAACGGTACGTATGGAGCGTAGATGTAACCAGTATCCAATAAAGAAGTACCTTTATGACCAATCAACACAGTGTTAGCTGGGAAGTATGGGTCACGGTATACTTGGTAACGACCACTTAATGTACCAACTCTCTCAATACCCATGTTGAATTGGTCCTGCTCAGGAGCCGCATTTGATACGTGGAAGTATTCCAAGTCATCAAAGATAGCACTGATTTCAGAAGATACAACAATCCAGTTAGCTCCACCTCTTAAAGTAGACTTATGGATTTGAGCTGAAATTTGGTTGATTGCAGTAATCAACGTTTGATTCCAGTCCTTTTGAGTGTAAGGAGTTGATTGGTTGTTCAGACGCTTCCATCCGTTGTAATCCCAACGTAATGTCCAAGCCGCACCTTTACGTAAGTCACGTAAAATTTCACGGTCAATTTCAGCCGCCACTTGCTCAGATAATAAAGCTGTTAATTCAGCTTCAGCATCGATGTTGTGGAATGCCGCAACGTCTTGTGCCATTTCTGGAGACCATTGTGCTCTTAATTTTCTTTCTGTTACAGAAACAGTTACTGACTCAAGGTCAAAAGAAACTTCACCAATCTTATCTTCAAATTCTAACTCTTCGTAACGTCTCCAAGCAGCTTGGATGTTAGTATATGCATTACCAGTACCAGCAGTAGCTCCTGACCAATATTGGTTAGTCAATGAAGAACCTGAATATCCATCAGGAGTTGATTGTCCACATGCGATACATGCTGGAACTTGTAAATCAACTTCTAAATAGATAAATCCTTTTTGGTCACATACGTTATCATAATAACCACCATTACCACCTGTAGTTTGAGCTCCAGGGAATGCAGCTTGTGTTGAAGTGTATTGAGGACCATACATAGCCTGACCATACTTCTGAGTTACAACACGATATAAAAGTGGAGTATATGTTGCAACACCCAAGTCGGTAGCAACGTTTGTGTTATTAGTATAAAGAACCAAATTAGATAAGAAAGATTCAGTATCTTGCTCTTGTCCGTCAGGTCCGATTAATTTACCTATACCACTAGCACTTAAACCTGAAAGTGCAACAATAACTTTACGATATTCAGTTTTTGAAGCCGCAACTTGTCCAAGAAGAGTATAACCTGAAGCAATTAACGCACCATTAGACCAAGCAACTGTCGGTGTGTTTGCAGTATAAGTTACAAAACGTCCTTTAGAATAATCGAATAAACCTGCTGGGTCAAGACCTGGCTCAGTTCCTTCGTAGAATAAATCATAAAGATTTTTTGTATATGCTCCTGAAGATGTACCATAACCTGCGTTAGGGTCACCAGGATAGTTTCCAGGAGAACCTACAGGTGCGTAGTGGTCACCTGAAGTAACGTTTACACCATTGATTGAAGAACCTCCAGAATAACCTTGGATTTGAGGTACAAAGTAGAACAATTTACCGATTGGTAAGTTCATAGCTTGTACAGAAACGATTTCGTTAGACAATAATTTAGAGAACACACGTCTGATGATAGGGAATACCACAGTCTCGAATGAACCTGAATCTGCCGTAGAAGATGCTTCGTTAATTAAATGTGACGCTTGGTTTTCATACAATTGTGCAACATTTTCTTTTAGGTGGCCTTTAAGACCTTCAAGGAACCCTAATTTGTCCCATTTGTTTATAGTGTCTTCTTTGATAACTTTCAAGTGCTTAAGACCGATGTTACCTACTAATCCACTTTCTAATAATGCTCCCATTTATTTTATAGGTTTTTTATTTTTTAAGTTTATTTTATTATTTTTGACATAATGTCTTTCATTCTCAAGAATTGAGGATTCTCATAAGTCTTAGATTCAATCAGATTAACTGCTGAACCTGACTGTGGAGCTTTATCAATTACTCTTTCGATTGACTCAGTCATGAACTTTTTGGTTTCCCCTCCAAGTTCGTCTTTTATTGTTTTATACAAAGCTTTAGACTCTTTAAGAGTTTCAGCAGAATCAAATCTTCTTAAAACGTTAATTTTTTCCTGCTTTGATGTAGAATGTTCTGTGAACAATCTTGTAGCATATGCTAAATTTGAATTAAATACGGCAACTTCGTTAAGTTTATCTCTAAACATATTTAGAGCCTTTCTGTATTCTTCATTTTTAGCCTTTAACATTTCAACTTCTTCCATGATTTCACGGTTTTCAAAAGTTAGATTTCTGTTAGGTGTAACACCTTTTCTTAAACCACGTCCTTCTTTAGAACCGAATCCATAAGTACGAGATGCTTCTTTAGCTTCTTCCTTAGTGAATTTTTTTACACCCTTTGGACTTGGCATGTCAAACATTTCACCTTCTTTGAATTCAAACTTTGGTTTAGATGTTCCTTTAGTAGGGTTAGCGTGTGATTTCTTTTCGTTAAAACCACCTTTAGATTTTTCATAATTAAATTTGGCTTTACCTACAGAACCTTTTGTACCAACTTTTGGTTTAATAACAGATTTAGATTCGTACATTACGTCTTCTTCAAACGTGTATTCCTCTTCTTCTTCACCTTCTTCCATGGTTTCAAAATCTTTGTAATGACCATCAACGTCTCCGATTTTATGACCATCTCGTCTTTTATAATCGTGTTCGTCTCCGCCATACATTTCATCTAATTCTTCTTCAGCTTCATCATCCATTTCAATTTCGTAAACGATTTCTTCTGATTCTTCTTCATTATCTTCTTCCATTCCAAACTCCTCTTCTTCAGATTCTGTTTGAATAAGGTATTCATCTTCTTCATCTTTTAAATGAATGAAATCACCTTCTTTTTTAATTTCAAAAGAATCATCTGGACTCATTTGTTTGTAAGCCTTTAAGACATCTTCTAATGAATGGTTAGATAAATCCATGATTTCATCAGATTCGAAATCATCTCCACCACTGATATCAGAAAAATTTGACATGTCGAAACTTTCTTCAGAATCTTCGTCTTCAGACTCGTCTTCTTCAGACTCGTCATCAAATTCAAATTCGTCTTCCTCAGAATCATCTTCAGATTCTAATTCGTCTTCAACTTCAAATTCATCTTCTTCTTCAGCCTCATTTTTCATAGACTCTTTTACTAATTCGCTAATTTCTTCTTTCATTGTAGAATGAAGTATTTCTTTTGCATTTTCATTGATTGCTTCTTCCAAATTTTGTATTTGGATTAATGCTTCTTCAACTAAGTTTTTTTCTGCCATTGCGTAGTTATTTTATTAAATAAATATGCAGATGTTTAGAAAAATTAATTTTTTTTGGTTTTTAAATAAAAAAAGGGGACTTTTGTCCCCCTTTTAAATTCTTTTTAAACTTTGTGATTACTCAAACACTTCGTCAATTTTACTTTCACTTACTGAAGTAATTCTCCAATCATAACTAAATGATTTGTAAGCCTCAGTAACTTTAGCTTCTACATCAGTAACAGAATAACCTTTTACAAGTTTTTCTTCTCTTACCTTTTTAATTTTTCCTGTGTTTTCATCTGGCAAATCGTATTGGATTTTAGCCACAAAGTATTTTTCGTCCATTTCCATAATTGTTTATTTTCCTAAATAATCGGAAAGTCTTCCCATTAAATCAAGCGATTTGTTAACTGTTCTTGATGCTTTCATCTCATTTTCTTCTTGTAGGTTCTCCTCAAACGCAAATCTTCCATCAGGTTCAGTAAATAAATAAGCTCCTGGTGTTGATGGTGAAGATACCAAGTCAAAACAAATTAATTCAAAATCATCTTGAACTTCATTTTGGTCACCTACCTTCTTTAAGGAACCTACCCCTCTTGACGATATACCTAACGTTACACCTAATCTTAATAGATTTGCCGCTTGGTCACCCTTTGTTGATACGATACCTCTTTCATGGAACCCTGGTGAAGTTAGAAGTAATAACTTACCTAATAGAACATTACCATCCCACCACATCTCTGTAATCATGTGTGATACTCTATCTAAATCTATCAATGAAGACTCAGGGTGGTTAAGTTCTGATAAAGCGGTTTTCTTACCGATATAATTTTTTATATAATTTTCAGATTCTCTCTTTAAAATTCTTTCAGGATATATTCTACCGTTTCTATTGGGTGTATTATATTTTTGTAGAACGGCATAGAACTCAAATGGTTTTGAATAATCTTTAAAATCCCTACTTTCTTGTAAGAATGTTTGATTATGTTTTTCTGTCGGGGAAACATATCCCGCATCCATCTCAATTAAAATACCTTTTCCTGTCTCTTTTGGACCTAATATTTTGTAATTTTGCATTTTACCTTTTTATAGATAAATATTAAATACTTTCTATTTTATCGGTTGTTTTTATTTTGTTCGATTTTGTAAGATAAAATTTGAAATATTTTGATTTTTTAAAAGATTCTTTTTCTACATAATTTATGATATTTTTAATAGAATTTTTTAGTTCTACAGATTTAAAATCAATATCTTTTTTCAAAAAGAATGTTACTTCTAAATTCATAAAAGACCTTTTCTTAATTGTTATTCCACTTGTCCTTAAATCTAAATCAACTATAAATTTTTCATTTAGTAAGTCATTGTCGATAATTTCTATTAAGTTTGTTTTAATATTTTTATTAAATACTGATACAATTCTATTCCAACTTTCTTCGTGTGTCTTTGGTTCAACCCAAGATTGGATATTTAAATAAATTGATTTTAAATTTTTTGAGTCAACCGTACCATAAGAACATTTTATTTGTTTATATCCTCTAACCACACAACTTTTTCCTTTTTTCATTTACAAGTTTTTCATATCTTCGTTTATTTATGTAAGTAATATTAATCAACAAAAACCGAGTTGTCAAAATGCTAATAATTCCCGTAAAAAATAACGATTTAGAAAAATCTTTAAAAAACTTTAAATCAAAAGTTTTAAAAACCAAAATGATTGTAGAGTTACAAAACAGAAAAAACTACAAAAAAAAATCTGACATAAAACGTCAGATTTTAAATGATGCTATTTATAAAAATTCAAAAAATAAAGATTTATAAATTTTGTGTTAAATTCATTAATTTAATATATTCTTTTTTAGAATGTTTTACATTTGTAAGTCTTTCTTTTGTTTCTAATAAAACTTTTGATAGTTCTTCATCAGACTCTGAAATAAGAGTGTCAATTTTTTGAATTGCAGTTTCTTTTAATTCTGTAAATTTTGTTTTTAAATTTTCATCATTTGATGATAAAATTTCTTTAACAGAATTTCTTTCAGATTCAGTTAGGTTTTCTAAATATTTTTCAGCCGTTTTATTAGCAACTTTTAACATTGAACTAATTGGTACGTTTGTAGATTTAGTTTCTTTTATTATTGGTTTTTTACCTAAAGACTCAACGATTGATTTTTTAGCAATTGATTTCTTTTCAGGTTTTAGTAAATCACCATAAAATAATTCATCAATTGTTTTGTATTTGTTTTCAAGTACAATATCCTTAGTCCAACTTTTAACAAAATTTACTGTATTTTCAGATAATTTAATTTGTCTAAATTCATTAGATAAATCATCAACCAAATAAGTTGCGGTTTCTTTATCTAATTCTTTATTTTCTTTTAAATTATCATATATCGACATTAATTTACAAAAATCACTATTTTTAAGTAATTTTCTTTCAAAAAGTCGCATATCAGTTTTAAGAGTTCCTTTAACAAAGGAATCAATTAATTTATTTTCTACTAATGTTTTTATTAATCCAAATCTCATGTCTATATTTTTTTATATAAATATCAATTCTTTAGTAGTTTATCTAATTCGGTACCCATTTCACCTAAAGAATTTTGAACTTTTGACAAATCAATCAATTCATCCTCATTTAACATACCTCTATTTTCTAATAAAATATTTAAATTTTCTTTATTTCTCTCATCGTTTTCAGGTACAGTCCCTCCTTCTGCAGGTGGTGCTGGTGATGGTGATTCAGGTGGTGCCGGTGACTCTCCTCCCATATCACCCATTCCTCCTAAATCAGGTGGTGCTCCTAATCCTCCTCCTGTGTCAGTTGCCCCACCTTCAGTAGGTGTTCCAGCCGGTTCACCTTCTTTTTTACCATACAACTTGTCTATGTTATCAAATATACCTGTGTGAGTAATAACTTCAGCAGTTTTCTTAAGTTCTTCACCAACGGCTCTTTCGATACGTTGTTGTTGTAAATCAAGTTTAATTTCATCATCAGAAAATCCAAGAATATGTTTCTTAGCCCATGACATAGAAACTGCCGCAATACCACTTCCTGGGTCGGCAACCATATCTTTAAATAATAGTATTTTTTCTTTCCATACATCAATCTTTAGTAAATCCGCTTGTGTTGAAGGATTTGTTAAACTTAATGTAAAGTTTGATATTTCATCCTCAAACCCTAATATGAATAAATGTATTATCGCAATTTTATTTAATTCAGAAATCATATTCTTTTGAATACGATTGATGGTACGAGCGAAACGAATATCTTGTAATGATAAATTCTTACCATCACCAACAGTTTCTTCAAAACCTAAAAATGCTTTAGGAACACGAAGAGCTGTTAACAATTTCTTTTGGATATACTCAATATCGGCAATCTCTGATAAGTTCGCAGCTCCCGGTAATGTCTCAATCGGCATTGTTTGTGTAGTATCTCTAACAGGAACGAAATAATCTTGGTCAACCGCCATCTGATTAAATCTCATATCCACATTACCTGTCTTATGGTCAACCGTTTGACTTCTCTTAAACTTATTAGCAAATCTTTGGATATATGGTTCAACATCCGCATCATCCATGTTACCAACAAATACTTTAAATACACGTCTTTCAGGTGCTCTTGATGTTCTGTAAATTAACATAGCATCTTCAGATAACAATAATTGTTTCCAAATACGACGAGCCTTTTCTAACATAGAAGTTCCATAAGGAAGTCTTCTATCATCACCAAGTAATCTAAAGTGTGCAACTTCCCAAGTATTAAACTCTAAATCCTTTTGTTTCCATTTGAATTTTAAATGTTTCTTTTCAGGATTTGTTGTCGAATCTGTTGAGTGAGCACCCATACCTGCTTCCAATCTTTCAATCTCGATGACTGGTAATTGCATACATCCTATAATACCTTTTTCAGGGTCTAATTTAAGATATACAAAATTATCACCATACTTACATGTGTTTCTTATCCACATAGGTAAGTTAGTATTAATATCTAACGCATTGTTAAATAAATCACCTAAAATAGATTTAATTCTTGTTGACTCAGAATAGATTTGTAACATAAAACCATCCTGATTAATTGTTGTTGACTCTTCAGCATAAATGTCTAAAGCCGCACCAATTTCAGGTGTAAATTCCATTGACTCGTAGTCATAAAAAGACGCTAAACGAGTTGGTTCATAGTAAACTGCCTGTGTATATAGATTATTCTCAACCCTACCCCATTGGTTTGCTAAGTAATATGTTTGTTGAGCTTGTAATTTCTCTCTATCATATTCAGATTTAGAAGTTGTCTTTAAAAGTTCCTTCTTATCATATTTGTACGTAGGATAATCCTGACCCAAAAGAGAATTGGGTCCAAATGTTTGGGATAACCGTTGCCATACCGTTAGTTTATTTTCACTCATATTTTAATTATAAATATTCTTATAGATTATTAAACAATTTATCCAATATTATATGGACATGAACCTAAATTAGTAACACTTAGATTACTTCCAGTAGGTTCTGAACACAAACACATATATACTACATAGTTTTTAGGTAATGTAAACGATGTCGGAGCATCAACAAATGGAGGTGACATACTAACTGTTGCAGTAGCTCCTGTTGCTTCAAGTCGATATTGATTAGTAACACAAGTTCCACTATTTCTAGTACAAGCAGATGCACTAGTCGAAACCACACCTTCTACAACTTGATAAAAATATGGTGGTATTGTATTTCTCGTATTATTTCTTAAGTTAAAGTTTACATCTAAAAATGCAGTTCCTCCACTAAATAATCCTTGACTACTTGGTGGGTTATTTGTAAAAGTAATTGCTGAGTATGAATTACAATACCCTGTATTAAAAGGTACTGTATTACCAAAAAATCCATAAAATGTCTCATTATTACAAGTACCACCAGTACATGGACCATAATTAGCTTTAATTATTGATATATCTTCATTAACAATTCGTGCACATACTTGGATTGATTCTCCAGCATTTATATTACCAATAAATACTGTCCCCGAACAATCGTTATAATTATAATTTAAGGCACCTGCAGTAGGGTTTGTTAAATACCAACAACGACATTCTGGTATTGTCGGTGTCGGTGTAGTAGTTTGGGTAGGAGTGATTGTTGAAGTTATTGAAGGTGTTGGAGTTTGAGTATTAGTAGTGGTTTGAGTATTAGTAGGGGTTTGAGTTTGAGTTTGAGTTACTGAAGGTGTTGGTGTTGGTGTTTGGGTTTGCGTATTAGTCAGAGTTATTGAAGGTGTTGGTGTTGGGGTAGGTGTCGGACAAACTCCTGCATTACAAAAAGGTGTATCTATACCTATTGAAATACCAGGTGCACTAATTGAATTTTGTTTAGCACAGAACCTTGTTGTTGTATTAGGTAACATTGACCCTGTAATTGTACCTCCCGAACATGAAATACCACTATATGATAGTGGAGGAGCGAGAGGAGCTCCTGTAATATAACTTAAATCATAACAAACACAAGATATTTCAGTTGGTGTTACAGTTTGAGTATTGGTTGGTGTTATAGTATTAGTTGGTGTTTGTGTCGGAGTTTGAGTGTTTGTAGTCGTTACGGTTTGAGTTATTGATGGTGTCGGTGTTTGAGTTTGAGTGTTTGTAGGTGTTTGAGTTTGGGTTAAAGATGGCGTCGGTGTTTGAGTTTGGGTTAAAGATGGCGTCGGTGTTTGAGTTTGAGTTAAAGAAGGTGTTGGAGTATTGGTCGGGGTTACAGAAGGTGTTGGAGTTAAAGGAGGTCCAGGTTCACCCTTTGTTTGTTTTATTAAAAAAACAAACTTTTTTAATTTACCGGTTAATGAACCGAAATTTTCTTGGCCCTCAACAATTAATTTTGAGCCGGTAAATATTCTACCTGATTTTTTTCTATCTCCTGTTCCCATATAATGTTATCTTCGTCCCCCGAATAACCATAAATAGTTTTCGTAGTCACTTTTTGTTGCCTCTCGTTTAATGTTTTCTTGTTGTTGTGAAATTACCGGGTCCATGAATTGTCTTCTGTTAAATTCATTTGTATTAACAGTCCATGAGTCAATCATCGCTTTTGTTTGATTTGTAACCTTATTAAGTGATGAAAATGATGTTTCACCAACATAAAGAGCCATGGCAACAGACATAATCAAGTCATCATGTTGTCCCTTTTGGTGGTCAGGTCTTCCATTCACATAAATAAATGTGTTCATCTCATTTAATAAACGAGTTGAGTTTATTCTAAACCCATGTCTTAAATATTCCTCAAATGTTGCAATAATTTGAACTCGTTTAGCATTAAAGTTAATTCCTGGTATTTTTTCAGTCGCCTTTGGGTCATATTGCCACTTATTTGAAATATCAACTCCATCAACATATACATTTCTATATCCTAACTCTCTCAATCTTAAAGATGTCGTAACTCCCATACCACCAGTGATATCCACAACAATAAAT